CAATAATAGAAATAGAATTTGGATTATAAAATGGAATTAGTTGATTTCCATTTAATTTATTTTCTTCTATTCTTTTTATAGCTGACAACCGCATTTTTATTTTAGTTTCTTCAGAGTGCTGTTTTCCAAGCATACCCATTGAACTAGGTTTACCTTTGTTATCAATAGATATTTTTTTTCTAGTTTCTTCTGAAAGAACTTTACCTTTCTTCGCCTCAGACATTTTTTTCTTAGTTTCTTCTGAAAGTATTCTACCCTTTTGTACCTTAGACATATTTTTTCTAGCTTCTTCTGAGAATGGTTTTCTAGTATAGACTCCACTTGGCATAAATTGTTTCCTTAATTTTATAAATATAAATATGTTCTTTTTATTTTTTTTACCTAATTCCGCTCCAGGGGTATCCTATGGGTACGATGGTACCCATAACATATGTCATTGCAGTATTTATTCCTGATACTGAAAAAGTGTGTAATTTAAATGCAGTTATCATATTTTTTGCTAATAACTTAGACGCCATTGAATTTCTTATCTGGAAATTTAGTGGAGCTCCTGGATTTATTACAATATTAGAAACTACAGAAACTGTTCCAGGTGGAGGCATAATAGTATCAACTATAACTGCTCTCCAGTATAACAATATTCCAGAACTAATTAATGAAACTATAGTTGATATACTGCCTGCTCTACCTGATTTAAGAGCACGCTTAATAAAATCTTCTAATATTGATTTATTAGATTTTATTATACGATTTTTGTATATAGTTTCTCCAGTTTTAATATATCTGTCATATAGATCTGAGATTCTTCTAGCTGCATCATCTTCTGATTTCGCTATTCTACTATCAAAATAATTTGCTAATTCATTCTCAAAACTTGACCATTGAATCATTTATATAGTCCGGTTAGTTTTACTTAATATCTTATTTAATTTAATTTTAAGACCTTTATATTTAGCAGAATTTACTGGAGGACCAGATGGTCCTGATCCAGTTGGATGCGTTTCTGTAGCCAGTTCATCTAACAGTTCTTTAAACCAAGTTACTAATTCATCACCTAATACCATATGTTCTTTTGCATCCTTACCTAATAATATTTCTTTACTATCAATATACATTCCATTCTGAGCTTGAATGTTTAATTTGTTAACTGTTGTTATTCCTATATCTTTATAACAATCTAAAGCAATATATCCATTTGTACAAAATGACATTCCTTTATTAGAAAAAAATAACTGATCGTTCTTTTTAGAATTAAATATTATTCCATCTGTATTTATTATTACTTGGTTACCATCATAAGTTGGAGTATCTTTTACAGATTTTAGGTGATATGCTTTTCCTTGAGTTATTGGTTGTATATCAACTTTTTCATTTGATAGAAACCACATTGAAGTAGGTACATTGTTTATGTCTTCTATATACACTTCACCTATATTTAATGAATCAACTTCTGGAACCTGACCAACTGTAATTTTAATATTTGGTAGATTAGTCTTAGGATTATTTCCCAACCGAATAGTTTGTCCGAATCTTCCTCTTAATAAAACATCTCCTTCTGATGGTTCTATAGGTTTAATTTTATCATTTGCATCTTTAAACGTATCTCCTAAATCATCTTCTTTTCCTTCTTTTTTTGGTATATTGGTGTCTGATGTATTAGAATATCCTGTTCCCGTACCACTTTTATCCTCAACAGGAGAATTACTTATTCCTGGATATGAATTATTGCTAATATTATTATCATAATTCAATGAACCATAATAAAAAAATCTTCCTAATAATTTTATTACATGAACAATTTCATGTTTTACGGGATATGAAATTAAATATGAGTTGATTGGCCAAGCCCATGTTAAGTTAACCTCATCATTACTTTTCTCCAAACCAATCAATTTAATTTTAACCTTACCTATATCATCATTGCCTAAAAAATCTACATGCTTTGAATTTAATATAATATCTATTACCTCAGCAGTTTCTATTTGAGAAAAATCACTTTGATCTGCTGAGTTCGTCGAAGTGAATACAGAATTAGGAGTTGATAATCCCATATCCCGTCTATATTGTATGCTAGATCCAGTACTTTTATTTACTTGTGTCATTATTTTTACTTACATTTTGTATTAATTGTTTATCATTAGAATTAATTTTTTCTTTAGCCAATTTTACTTTTTCTTCTAATTGTTTTAATGATTCATTTATTTCGTCATTATTAGCTGCTATTAAATCTGGAGTGTTACCTACTATTTGACGTTTTTCTTCTTCTGTAATAAACGGTTGCATAGGGTTTGTACCCATAAACCCAACTGGCTTATCTAATAAGCGTTGAATTATAGTTGCGAGTTTAACCAACTGATCGTCATTCTTTACTGAAATTTCTAATACTTCTTTCAAAATAGGCATCAAGATAGAAGTATCTGTAATGTTGGTCATTAAATTTTTAACAGAATCTAATATAGCATCTATATTTTTTTGTTTAGATTTTGAATTGGTATAAATATCGGCAAATACATCTGATAATGATTTACCTAAAAAAATCACACTATCCTTTGTTAGAGATTCTGTCATTATTTTTCCATTTACATTTGTCATTATGCCACCTAATTAAATTTAAAAGACTACACTTAATACCACAGTATACACACGTTTCTTTAGGACGATTCAACATACTATTTTTTAAGTTTTCCTTATGTTCTTTTGAAAATTTTCTACCTTTCAACGCTTCAGATAATTTATTGCCCATTTCCATTAATTTTTTATTTGCAATTTCTTCACCAAACTTCTTCAACCAAATATTATATTGGTTTGTCCCATACATTAGATGATCATGTCCACGCTTTATTGAATTATTTTTTATTGATGTTTTTAAATAGCGCTCATACCTCTCTCTATATCTTTTATTCGCCTCTTCGTAACCATATTTCTTTGTTAAAATCTCCATAGTACTCCCTTGAAATTTTCTACGCGTGTAAGTATGTTTATGTCTCATATTATTTTTCCACTCTTTAGTAAAAGGTGGACGTGATTTGCCCCTCAGTCTATCTGCAAATTTTGATTTATTTTCTATTACTTCTGGACGTTTAAGGGATTCTCTGACTCCAATTGATATTTTTTCTTTATGTTCTACTGAGAGTTTTTTACCTTTCCTTGGACTCTGACATCCAGCGAATCCTCCCTCTCCACCATCACTAATATTGTATCCAATAGGAGGAAATGAATTAAATTTTTTAATAAAATATTTTTCCTTCTTGTTTAACTCTGTCTCTGTAGAACATTCGGCTAAAATTTCTTTTTTAAAACATTTCTTACCATACTTCTGTATAGCATATTTGATCAATTTTCCCGATCCAAAATAATTATCATCATTTTTGATATTCTTTCCAATATAAATTTTATTATTAATTAAATTGGTTATCATATAAATGTTGCTCATATTGTTCCTTTAGAAGTTTCAAAATAACTTATTTTTAATATATATGCCCGGACATAAAAAATGCCTGATATCAGGCGTTTTTATAAAAATAATTATTTAAAATATTACATTATTTAAAAAATACACCACTATTTCTGACTATAATACCATATTTCATAGATATTTCCCCGGTAGAATTATATTCATGTAATAAATGACAATATATGGACTTCATTTTGTTCAATATCCGTGTAATATTCTGTGCTCTACTGTTCGTCAGTTCTTTAATTAAAATATAAATATTTTTCTTATTAAAATTTTCAATATCTTCATAGTTCTGTATTAACTGAAGTATTGCATACCCTATCTTTAAATCAACCTGTTTCTTAAATATCTTTTGTAAATTGTTATCAAAAAATTCTATTATCATACCTACAAACTCTTTTTTTTCATCTTGAAAATTATCATATTCAACATGAAAATCTTTAATATCTAACGTTCTATTAATATCATCTTTTGACTCTTCTAAATTTATTCTAACCTCAGATTTTAATTTATTAAAGTTACTGTTGTTATATATAATTAGATAGTTCCTTGCAGCATAAGTAAAATATGAAAATGCATTTCCTTTTGCTATATCATACTTTTCTAGGTTCAACATCAGATGAGAAACTACTTCAACTTTTTTATTTCTAAATGTATCTGTAACATAAGGAAATTTCCAATTATTTAATACATTTTCTGCTAGCTTTTCAAAAGAATACTTTATCCTAGTATTATAAATTTTATTTCGCGTCGTATGATCGTCTGACCTCACATATTCTACGATTGCATCGTTTACTTCTGGCGGAAAATACATAACCTTTCTATTTTTAGGAATAATAGTTGTTTTATTTTTTATCATTTTGTTCTTTATTAGTTTCTTCTTCACTAATCATACCTGCTATATTATTATTTAATTTTAATATTTCTTTTCGAAGTGCCTGATAAAAATAACCCACATCATCATCACCTTCAAATATATGGTTTACATCTAATTGTAAAATTCTATCTAATGCAGCTTGCATAAAGTCTTTTATACCTTCTAAAATAGTGAGATCATCATTAGCCATCTCTTCCAATTTACTATTTTTCTTATACATAACTCTAAGTGCATATGTTTCACTTAGTATTATAATAACCAACAATATTATTAATAAGTAACTTATCATCTAGTACCTCCATTTAAACTATTTTTTAATGCTCTTAATGCTTCTTGTGGGATATGTAGCTTTTGTTTAGGAAAAGAAACATTACTTTCTTTCTTTGGTTTATCATGAACTTTGTATTCATCTTTTTCGATTTGACATGCCAACATATCTGCTTGATGTAATATAGTTGGTAATTTACTTCTTAATTGACGATCTTCTGTATAATTAACCAAATATGCTTTATTTCCCTCATCGTACATACCATCGTGTAGTAAAATAGCAATCATTTCCTTTTGATTATATTTAACATCAAACTGTGAGAGCAACCAGAGTGACCTATGAGGTACCTGCATATTCTCTATATTAGGGTTATGAATATATAGTTCACCTCTTTCTTTTCTCCATCTTTCATTATGTTCTACGAAATAAGGTTCCTTTAGATCTCCTATTTTTCCTAGATCATGATTAATAGCGGTAAACACTAATTCTTCTAATGTATAATCCACTTGGGTAGAGTATTTTCTAATGACACCATCTAAGTCAAGTGCTATTTGGTGTACACCTATTACATGCTTTAAATATCCACCTGGATATGCTCCGTGATAGAAATCTTTTCCAGATGCTGGAGCATATAACATCCTATCTTGAAAATGATGATATAACTTCAAAAGATTTTCTCTTTTATCTAAAGCTATCTCACCGTGGATTATTTTTATAACCTTTTCCCAATTTTCTACTATCTGTTCTGGCGTTAATTTCATTATATGACCTCTTATATTATTTGTAACATCTTATGGTTTTACCCCAACTTGTTATATTATTTTTTATGGGATCAACATATGTAAAATTCTTATTTAAAATATTTGATACCTCTTCTAACTTATTATTATTATCTTTTACATTAGATGGGTAGTGCCACTCAAATATAAACTCAACTATATTTTTCCAATTTTCAATTCCTTTTATTAATTCATATTCATAACCTTCTACATCCATTTTTATCTTATTAATATTATATTTACTTATTGCCTTATTAATATTATAACACTCCACTGTAATTACTTTCATTTTTCTATGTTTTTCAGTTAAAGAATGACTGGAAGTATCTTTTCCGAGATTTACATAAAAAATCTTAGAGGAATCATTATCGCTAACTAGCGCCTTTTTAACTAAAATACAATTATCTATTTTATTTATTTCAATATTTTTCTCAAAAATATGACAACATTCTTCTTCTGGTTCAAAAGAAATAATACATTTTACAAAATCATGATAATATGTGGCAAATGTTCCTATGTTTCCACCACAGTCCAACCAAATATCATCTTTTGTATAGTTACATCTATAAGATTCTTTTATAGTTGTACTATCTCTAGTATCTTTTCTAATAAATACTTTCTTATTATTTTTATATTTACTTCTGCTTTTAATTATTTTTAATTTAAGTAATTCTTCCATATATAACCTTTCTTATCTTTCACAGTATCTCCTTTTCTTTATTATAAAAATAGAAAAAGATACTCTTATATCATTTTTATTAACCTGAGACATACCGAGCATAATTGTTAACCACTGGATACCCAGTGTTGTAATATCCAGCTACAGTTGTCCAATTACCATATATATCATATAAATATCTTAAATATTTAAGGCCTAATTTTGTATTTAATCTTATATCTTTTAACACTCTTTGCTTAGTTATTGACTGTTTCTCATCATACATAAATCTTGCAGTTGAATATAATAGTTGCCATGGACCAAGTGCATTAGCAGAAGATATTTGAATTGGATTATAATCAACATCTAGTGGACCCCTGTAGTTTGTTTCTAATCTTAAAACTCTCCATGCAACTCTTTCTGGAACATCATATATGTCACAATAATAATTTGTATAATAAAATAATTGAATTCTAGGAGGAGACTTTGATAAATATTTCTCAAAGATACTCGAAGAATTATAAGATACTCTATCAGCACGTGTCATAGCGCTGTTTGTGATATTACCAACTGTTGAATAAAG